GCAGCCAATGACGTTGGGAAAATTACACCTCATTACGACGACGAGATTGTTCTTAAAGCTGTTGATGCTTATGTAAAGGATACTACTCCTAGTTTAGATTGGTTAAATGACAGTGGTTCCGTAGATGTGTGTGTCGCTATTAACGGAGTGCATGGTGATTCTTACCTAAAATCCCTTCCTATGAGTACCTCAGGAGGATTTGGATTTCCTGGTGTGAAGCGCCAATACTTTCACTTCACTGGAGAATTCCATGAACCTGATGATGTACTTGCTTTGGAGATCGCCCGTATTGAAGAAGCATATGCATTGGGTGAGCGCGCTCATGTGGTTTTCCAGGGTGCTTTGAAGGATGAACCAGTGAAACATAAGAAGTATGTTTCTGGAGCCACCAGAGTCTTCACAGCGAGTTCAGTAGCATTTTCAATAGTAGTTCGCAAGCATTTTCTACAGTTAACAAAATGCGTTCGGGAGAACAATTTCCTAACTGAGTGCGCGGTTGGTATGAACTGTTATTCTGAACAATGGGATGATTTGTATTACTATTTAGTAGCTCATGGTGTCAATAACATCGGAGCAGGTGATCACAAAGCATTCGACAAGAACATGCCACCATCCATCATTAGAGGAGCTTTTCAGATTCTAATTAATTATCGAATCATGAAGGGTAACCTCACTGTTTTACAACACCATATTATGGTCGGAGTCGCGACCGATATTGCATACCCCATAGTTAATATGAATGGTGATCTGTTCCAATTTTTTGGATCGAATCCCTCTGGTCAGCCACTTACGTTGCTGGTCAATTCATTAGCTAACAGTCTGTACATGCGGATAGCGTATTATGATATCGTGGGAGATTTTGAGTCTTTTACGATGAACGTTAACCTCATGACGATGGGAGATGATAATATATTTGGTAGTGGTAAACCAGAGTTTAATCACACTAGTGTAGCTGAAGCCATGCGCCTTAGGGGTCTCACTTACACTATGGCTGACAAAGATAGAGAGTCAGTACCATTTATCAACATTAAGGAGGCAGACTTTTTGAAACGAACTTTTCGTAAAAATGAAGTGCGTTATGTCGCTCCTATTATTCCTGATAGCATATATAAGAGTTTGTGCATGATTGTTGAGAAACAATCCATATCAGAAGAGCAGGTGATAGCACAATCATATCTGGCCGCCAGAATGGAAGCTTGTCTTCATGGCCGAACATTTTTTACAAATTTTACACAGAAAATGGATATGATATTCACCAACCATCCCAACATAACTCGCTTTTTCATTCAAAAGCACTATTTGAG